CGACGGCTTCCGGGAGTTCTGCCGGCGGGCGCAGATCCTCGGCCCGCAGATCCTCGGCGCGCAATCGGTTTCTTGTGTCTTGGTTCGGCCGGCCGAAACGTTACAGGATTCCGCGCCGATTTGTCGAACTCGCACCGCGGCCGGCGGAACTGCGTTGAAGGGACCGCTCGCACCGATGGGGGATTCTGTTAGACAAAATGCCGCGGGTGAGCTAGGGTACCTCTGTGGCACTTCGCCACACACCACACAAGGAACACGCCCAATGACCAACCGAGAAAGAGAACTGGCAGCGCTGGGATTCGAGTACGCCGAGGGGATCGAACTCGCCGCGGTGATCGTTCACCCGGCGACCGGCCGGGAGATTCGCAAGACGGCCCGCGGCACTTGGGAAACGCAACCGTGGAACGATAACTACTGGAAAGAGTTCGAAGACTTGCTCGCCGCAATCCGCTTTGCGACACCGCCGGACACACCAACAGCAGAACCAACCGATACCGTGCGAATCATGCTCGGCCAACTCGCCGCGGCCGAGCACAGCGCGACGCGGGAAGGGACCGGCGACCAGACGTTCCGCGGTGTCTTGGCCGATGCACTCGACGAACGCGACCGGCCGCACGAAGCGGAGCTACTGCGGAACCCGCATCAACACGTCGTTGTAGTTGAGGGGTATGTGAGACGCGGACAATGGGAGTTGAACCCGTTGGCCAAGTCGCTCAACAAGGTGTGGGATGCCATCGGCAGCTATCCCGATCTTTACGTTCCGCGCGGGATATCTTGGGTTGCGGCCGGACCCAACCACACCGCCGTTTTCCACCCGGCGGTGCAAGCGCCCGCGGCAACGCAACCGGTCTTTACGGTTCACTGCCGGCACTTACCCGTTGAACTGGCGGGACACTTTCGTAGTCTTCTGGCCCGCGACAGTGTCCTTGTGCTCAATGATTATCCGCTTCTGGCGCAGGCGCTACAGTCGCTTGAATCCACGGTGATTGAAGAAGTGCCGGAACTGAAGCGACAAGCCCGCGGCCGTTTGCGATTGGGGGGAGCCTAATGCCACGCAAACCACAACCCCGGCCGCGGCCGGTCGGTCGACCAAAATCGATTCCCACCGGCGCGACCATCCGCGGTATCCGGCTCACCGCCGCGGAGTTCGTCGCGGTGAAAGAGTTCGTTGCCAAACTGCGGACCGGTCAAGCGCCTACATAGGGGCATGACCGGCACGCGAAAGACACCGCCAGCGCCACCGCTTCCACTCGACCCGGTGGCACTGGCGTTTTGGGACCGGCACGCGGGCCGACTGACCGCGGCCGGGTTACTCACCGCGGCCGATGTGGATAGCTTCGCGGTGCTCGCGGTGACCTGGTCGAAGTTGGCGACCGCGGCGAAGTGCGAACCGGGCGCGGAAACCTACCGCGAGATGGTTCAATTCGTGGCGCTCTTAAAGCAGTATCAGGCGCTGGCGAAACAGTTCGGCTTACTGCCGCGGGACCGCAAGGCCGCGAAACTGGACACCGAACCGCCACCGCCACGCGATGAGTTCGGGTTGTGAGAAGGCATCTATGCCGACGGCACCGCAGCTACCACCGATCACACCACCGCCACCGCCGGCGACCAGGCCGAGCACAACGGCCCGCGGCTATGGTGCCGCACACCAGCGCAAGCGCGCTCTGCTCATTCAGCTACACCCGCTCTGCCAGCGCTGCGGGAACGATTGGTCGCGCCACTTGCACCACATCGACCACAACCCGCACAACCGCGCTGATGGGAATTGCGTCATGCTGTGCGAGCGGTGTCACCAGATCGAGCACGCCGGTAAATAGCGTGTGAGCAAATCGAACCCGCCGGCATGGGCAGTGCGGACCGCGGCGGACCGCGCGGCGCTCGCGAGCGGTTACTACTGGGATTCGGCCGCGGCCGCGCGGGTGGTCCGCTTCGCCGAGGCTTTCACCGCCGCGAAGTACGCCGCGGCCGATGTTGAGCAATTCAAACTCTTCGATTGGGAACGCCGGTTCCTGATGGCGCTTTACGGGTGGCGACGGCCCGACGGGGGCCGGCGGTGGCGGAAGGTCTTGCTCCATGTCCCGAAGAAGAACGGCAAGACGCTCCTTGTTTCCATCATCGCGCTTTATGAACTGGTGGGCGCTGGCGTTCGTGCCCCCCTGGTGGTGTCCGCGAGCACGGCCCGCGAGAATGCGAAGCAAGTGTATGAGCAGTTGTGTGCGTGCATTACCGCTCACCCCAAACTCGCCGCGGTGTGCAAACCGGTGGACTTCCGCAAACTGATACGCGTTCCCGAACGCGACGGTGAGTATCGGGCGCTCTCGGCCGATGCCAAAGTGCAAGAGGGTTTGAATTGCTCCGCGGTGATCGTCGATGAGGCGCACGCGCACGGGTCACCTCGGCTATACCGCACGCTCGAATACGCCACCATCGGTCGACCGGATGGGTTCCTGGTGGTGATCTCCACTGCCGGCGATGACTTCACGCACTGGTATCACGCACTGGTCGAGCGCGGCCGGCGGGTGATCGCCGGCGAAGACACCGACCCAACCTTTTACGCCGAGTTGTATGAAGCGGACCCGGACCGCGACGATCTTTCAGACCCCGCGGTGTGGCGACGGGTGAACCCTTCCCTCGACCAGTACGCCGGGTTCACTACCGACGCGTTCGGCCTCGACTTCGCCGCGGCACAGAAGACAACCACCGACCGGCTTTCGTTCGAACGGTATCGATTGAACATCTTCCGCCGGCCGGACGCGGCGACGTGGATCGACCTGGTTCGGTGGGATGCGTGCCGCGGCGACGTTCCGCCGGCGGAGAAGCTCCGGGCGCTGCCCCTTTACCTCGGCCTCGATGCGTCACAGCGGGTTGACCCAACCAGTATCGCCGCGGTGTGGATCCGCACCACCGGAAGCGGCCGGACGTTCTATGTGCGCTCGTGGGCGTTCGTCGCCGAGGAAGGGGTGAAGGAGCGCGAGAAGACAAACCTGCCGCGCTACCAGCAGTTCATCGCCGAGGGGTCCATGCAGATGACGCCGGGCGACGTGATCGATAAGGCCGCGGTGCTCGGCTTGCTTCGGGAACTGATCGCCGGCGGGAACGTGCGGGCGCTGGTCATGGACCCCAACGGCGCTTGGGTAGTCGCGCAGGACTTGGATGGGGACTTGGGCGCGGAGAAGATATTCCGCCAACCGCAAACACACCGGTGGTTCCACGGACCGACGCGCGAACTCGAAAGCGCGACGATCGAGAAGCGGATAACGCACGACGGAAGCGCATGGGTCCGGTGGTGCATTCACTCGGTTCGACTGGACGAAGACAAGTATCGCAACGTGCGGCCGGTGAAACGGAAGTCGGTCGACCACATTGACGGAGCAATCGCAATGCTCATGCCCTTCGCGCTGGCGGACGCCGCGGCAGCATCGCCACCGCCTAAGCCGAGCGTGTATGAGACGCGCGGATTCGCGACGCTCTAACCTGTCGAGCCTGCCGAGCGGTCCGGCAGGGTCGGTTCCGCCGGCGGCGGCGGTAGTGGTGGCGGGACGAGCGTATCCAGCGGCGCGCGATCGTCTACCAGCATCTCCAGCGCGCGGCGCTCCCAGGGGGTAATGGGTGTGCCATCGTAAGCCCACCAACCGACCAGCAGAAGCAGTTGAACCATGTGGCGGCCGGTGGCCGTTTCGTGGTCGATGGCTGACCCGCCGCGGGTATACATCTTCCCGCGCACCAGATCGTAAATCGTTCGTGGTTGCAACCCGGCGCTCATGATTTGCGCTCCTTTGTTCCGGTGGTCATATCACCCTGACGGGTCCGAGTTCGTGCCGTACGCGCAATTCTGTGGCTGCCATTCTGTCAGCGCGGGCTAGATAGGGGCATGAAATGGCCTTCCTGGTTAAACCCGCGCAATTGGTTCCGGCGCGACCTGACGTTAGAGCAACTCCTCGGCGCGGGCTTTGTCCGGCCACCGGTCGCCGGCGTGAACGTCACCACCGAAGCGGCGTTGGGTGTGTCCGCGGTGTTCTGTGCGGACCGGGTGATAGCCGAGGATTTGGCCACGCTGCCGATGTTGGTCTACCGCGGCGAACGCCTTGACGACGGCGCAACGCCGCTACCGAATGACCCGATCACGGCGCTACTCGCGCAGCCGAATTCCGAAATGACGGGGCCGGTGTTCTGGTCCGCGTTCCAGCACAACGCCAACGTGTGGGGCTTTGCCGTCGCGGAAATCGTCCGCGACGGCGCGGGCCGAGCGGTGGAACTCTGGCCGGTCCCGTCGCCGGCTGCGCGCCTCGATCGAGACGCCGCGGGCCGATTGCTCTTCGAAGTGCCGGGCGAAGGGAATACGCGGGTCACGCTCACCGCGGCCGAGGTGCTCTTCCTTCCGGGTTTCACGCCAGACGGTTCGATCGGATTCCAACTACTCAACATCGCGCGGCAGACGCTCGGTATGGCGATCGCCGCGCAGCGGTTCGGCGCGTCGCGGTTCGCCAACGGAATGAATCCGAGCGGGCTAATCAAGCACAACGGGATACTCTCCGATGCCGCGCGGGAGAACATGCGGGCAAGTTGGAAGGCGCTCTATGCCGGGACCGAGGCCGCGGCGGTGCCGATGATTCTGGAGGAAGGAACCGGTTGGGAGAAGTTCGACCTCCAACACAACGACCAGCTACAACTGGTCGAACTGCTAGACCTCTTGGTCGACGAAGTGGCGCGGTTCTTCAACATCAGCCCGGTGAAACTGCACAAGCTCGGCCGGGCGACGTGGTCGAATCTGGAAACGCTGAACCGCGACCATGTGATAACCACCCTCGGCCCGTGGATTGCCAAACGCGACGCCGAGGTGAACGCCAAACTGCTCACACCCGGCCGACACTGCCGACACATCGTTGATAGGTTGCTCGCCGCGGACACGCAAGTTCGGTTCGCGGCGTGGAGTTCCGCACTCACCGCCGGTTGGATGACGCCGAACGAAGTCCGCAAGCGTGAGGACCTACCACCGATCGCCGGCGGGGACAAACTCTATCGCCCGTTGAACCAGGGACCCGCGGCCGGCGACCATCCTGCCGAACCGCTCGGCAGGCCGACAGACGATACCGACACTGAGGCACCGACCGATGGAACCGGAACTACTGCGCCGGCAGCTACCGAGTGAAATCACCGCCGGCACAACCGGTAAGCGTCTGCGCGGGTCCATCCCGTACAACGCGCCCGCCAACATCGTCGAACGCGGTCGGAAGTTCGTGGAAGTGATCCGGCCCGGCGCGTTCGGCCGGGCGCTCACCGCCGGCCGGGATGTAATCGCAACGTTCAATCACGATATCGGCCGGTTGCTCGGCCGGACCGCTTCGGGGACGCTCACACTGACCGACGGGCCGGACGCGCTGCGCTACGAAGTCGAGTTACCCGAATCCGCGGCGGACGTCCGCGAGCTGCTCGCCCGCGGGGACCTGCGCGGCAGTAGCTTCACTGCCGCACCGATCGGGCGCGAGGGGGACCGGTGGAAGGGGGACTACCGCGAACTCCTCGCGCTTGAACTCTTCGAAGTCGGGCCGGTGGTGTCGCCGGCGTATCCGACCTCGGCCGCGGAACTCCGCAGCGGCGGGCCGGTCATTCTGGCCAAGTTGCTTCCGGCCGCCCTGGTCGGCCTCATGGCGCGTTCTGGCGGGTGAGCCGGGTGAACCGGCTACATAGCTGCGTCCCTGCCGGACCTGTCGGCAGGCACGACAGGGAGCGCAGCAGTGAGCGACATTCAACGAATCAAAGAAACCCGCGCGACGCTGCTAACGTCCGCGAAGGAAATACTCGCCCGCGCCAAAGCCCGACCGGAAGCGGAGCAAGACCTCACCGCCGAGGAAGGGGTGAAAGTCGATGAGATTTACGCCGAGTTCGACAAGCTCGGCAACAAGCTGGCGACGCTCGAACGCCAAAGCACGCTGGAACGCGCGGAAGCACAACTCGCCGAGGCGACGCGCCGCACGTCACCGGCCCGGCCGGGCGCGGTGCTCGAAGAGATGCACCGCCCGGACATCAGTGAAGGGGTCCGGGCTTGGTTCCTGCGCAGTCATGGGGTGAG